GTCCTTGTAATATAGCCTGTATTCGCTGGCGGCCTTGTCAAATACAATGCTTACAAGTTTCATTGTGCGGCCCTCCCATATTCCACGGCGTGGGGAAACTGCTGGTTAATGCGCTGCCGGGTTCCGTTGTCCACCCAGCGCCCGCCGATATAATACAGCGTGTGGGCCTGCCCCTTGTTTTCGGTGTATGTGATCTGGTTCTTGCCGGTCTTGATGGCCTCGGCCTTCTGGCGGTTGATTTCGGCGGCCTGGCGCTTCATCTCGTCGAGGATTGTAACCCGGTACACGCAGCCCGTCCAGGTCTGGCAGGTGGTGCCCTTGCACTCTTTGCCCAGTTCCAGGCAGTCGGCGCACATTTTGTTGATATTCTCCATTCTGTTTTCCTCCTTGTCATGGAGGGCCGCCCGTGGTATACTGGGCTTGCCCTGGTTTGAGTGGTTTCTGCTGGGGCTTCTCTTTGCCCTGGTCACTGTTGCAAGCGGTGGCCGGGGCTTTTGTTATACAGCTGTAACAATCGTCTCGCCTTATCAGTGTCAATGTAATTTGTCCATCCCGCATTATACAGTTCTTCTGCGGCTTGATATAGCGTTATGGTTCCGCTTTGTAGATCTTCTGTTAGGCTGCCCAAAATGCTTTTAATTTCCATGCGCTTTTCCCTCCCAGCCTGTGGCCTTGCTTTCCCCTGCCGGTTGTGTTATAGTGGAGGCGGATAGATGGCAGGCTCTACGCCGCCCCCTGTTCGCTTTAGGCTCCCTGTGCTGTGGTAGGCTGCGGGGAGCCTATTTTATTTGTCTTGCTGGGTTCCGGTTGCGATGTACTTAATGCACTCTGTGGCATCCTCCGCGGTGTGGCCGTGTGCTGTTAGCCAGTCAATCAGCCTTGCGGCCTCAGTTGCTGTCATACTGTATTCCTCCATTGTCTTACCTCCTGCCCGGTGGATTCAGCTCGGTTTCCCTTGCTGTGATTATATGATAGCATGTTGGTTTGATATTGTCAATCTATTTTATAAATATTTTTATTTATTTTTGTAGCGGGTTTGATTTGTGGCAAATTATTATTATATATGTGTGGGCGGTTTGCTTGGAGTATACCCTAGATAATCAAGGAATTACAAGGCGGATGGCGCGGCGGACACCCCCGGGGGATAGACCGGAGCCGCCATCTCCTACCTCAGTCTCTCTACCACCGAAAAATTAAAAAAGCAAAAAAGATGTTGACAAACAACAAAGATATTTGCTACAATGGATTTGCAAATAAAGGGAGGCGAAATGTGATGGCCGAGAGCATTTGCGTTGGATATGCACGAGTGTCCTCGAAAGACCAAAACGAGGAACGGCAGATTAAGATGCTGAAAGAGGCTGGTGTGCCAGAGCGATATATCTTCATTGATAAAGAGAGCGGACGGGACTACAACCGGGATAAATGGAACGCGATGATGACTGTAATCCGAAAGGGCGATACGGTTTTTGTGTGCAGCCTTGACCGGCTCGGAAGAAATTACACTGAGACTGGAAAACAGTGGGAACATATCACGAAGGAGATCGGTGCAGACATTGTTGTCTTGGATATGCCTATTCTGGACACCAGAAAAACAAACGACCTGACGGGAACGCTGATTGCTGATATTGTGTTGAAGGTTCTTTCGTATGTGGCTGAAAAGGAAAGAATCAACACGCATGAGCGGCAGGCTCAGGGGATTGCTCTTGCGAAGGACAGAGGCGCATACAAGGGAAGAAAGCCGATTGAGATAGATGAAGCGGCTTTTGATGCGGCTTACAAAGAAGTTTTGTCTGATGGGAGGACGAACAAGTGGGCAATGGAAAAACTGGGGTTGCGTCCAAACACATACTATAAGGCAGTTGCGAAGTATCGGGAGGAACACGGCTTGCCTCCTCTGGAGAGTAGGAACAAGAAAGGGAAAGAAGGTAGGGCATGAATAGATGGAGCAAGCGATACCTATACAAACTCACATTCCCCAATGGTATGGTCTATATCGGTTGCACCTATGATATTAAGCAACGGTGGGCCGGGAAAGGTGCTCACTATTACGGTATGAAGGTTTACGAGGCAATTAAGGAGTTCGGATGGGATAACATCAAGAAAGAAATTTTGCTATTCCTGCCGGACGAAAACGGAAACTCCGAAAAAATCACCTCACTCGAAAAGGAGTTCATCAAGGCATATTCCGGCCGGTGCTATAACAGTATGAGTGACCCAGAGTGGTACGAAGAAAATCCGGCATACTCAAAAGAACGATATGCACCGCGCATTTATTGGACTGCTTTCGGAGAAACAAAACCGGCGAAAGATTGGTGTGCGGAGTACAATACATCTTCCTCTGTCGTTATGAACAGGATTAAAAAGTATGGACTTACAATAGAGCAGGCACTAACATTCCCTCCGGTTCCAAGAGGGAAACGGAGCAAAGGATATAAGGTTGAAGATTTTTGGAGGGAATGTGGGCTTTTAGGATAAATTAAGGACTCCTAAAAACCGCCGCAAAACAAAAAGGAGGATATGATGGACTGGATCAAATGCACTGATAGGATGCCGCCAGACATGGAGCCGGTGATGGTGACAGCCTTTCATAGAGGATTTGTTGTAGACGCAGAACCCGGTGAAAAATTTGTGTCTCACGATGTAAGGTGGAATGAAAAATTGCAGGCGTGGGAAGTACAAGAGTGGAATATTTGCGAAATGGAATGGACGACATGGCATGATTTAGAGGTTACTAACTGGATGCCATACCCTGAACCGGCGGAGGATTGATGATATGCACAAACTGACGAACAAGCAGTACGAGGAATACATGAAGATGATCCGGGATAAGGAAGAAGGGCGACTGCTCACCCCTGATGGCTTACGGATGATATGTTCGGCAAACAAGTATGACCCGGAGAAGATAGGGCTTCACATGCTGGCGGTGTTGGCGAATTGGAATAAGGTGGATGTATAGGAGGTAAAATGAGAGAAGTTGCAGGGGAATATAATACCGCTAAGATTTTTACAGATGTTGTTGACGATGCTTCCATTGCACAGGTTAAGGAATTGTGCGATCAAGAGTTTTGCACTGGAAGTAGAATTAGACTGATGCCTGATATTCATGCTGGAGCTGGATGTACTGTTGGGACTACAATGACAATCAAGGATAAGGTTGTGCCAAACCTTGTCGGGGTTGACATTGGCTGCGGAATGGAAACCGCTAAAATCAAAGAATCCAATCTTGATATGGAACGGCTTGACAATGTTATTCGAGAGAATATACCGGCAGGGTTTGAAATAAGGTACAATGCACACAGGTATTTTGACCGAGTAGATTTATCGGCTTTGCGCTGTGCGGATAAAGTTGACTTAGAAAGAGCGAAAAAAAGCGTCGGGACATTGGGCGGCGGCAACCACTTCATCGAAGTTGACCGGGATGAACAAGGGCGACTCTACATCGTAGTTCATTCTGGCAGTAGGCACTTGGGATTGGAAGTTGCAAAGTATTATCAAGAGGCTGGATACAAAAAATTATCCGACAAAAACGATGGCCTTGAAAAACTAATAGAAGAATTAAAAGCTGCTGGTAGACAGAGCGAAATCCAACAGGAAATCAAAAGATACAAGTCTGAATATAAATGCGATATTCCTAAGACACTTGCCTATGTTGACGGGGCTTTATTTGATGACTACATTCACGACATGAAAATAGTCCAAAGGTTTGCTGAAATTAACAGGCAGGCTATGATAGACGGGATCGTGTCTGGAATGGGAGTTCATGTTGAAGATCAGTTTACGACAATTCACAATTACATTGACACTGACAGCATGATACTTCGTAAGGGTGCTGTATCTGCCAAAAGTGGTGAGGTTTTGCTTATACCTATTAACATGAGGGATGGAAGCATTATCGGAATTGGCAAAGGAGATGAAGATTGGAATTGTTCCGCTCCGCATGGTGCTGGACGCTTAATGAGCCGGGCGAAGGCTAAAGAGAGGTTTACCGTTGCAGAATTTGAGAAGCAGATGAGTGGAATTTATACCACATCAGTCAATCAGGAAACGCTTGATGAATGCCCGATGGCTTACAAGAGTATGGAAGCAATCACGGAGAATATAGAGCCAACAGTTAAAATTTTGAAAATCATCAAGCCAGTATATAATTTTAAGGCTGGTGGAGATTAAATATTGCACCCCGCCACAGGGCGGGCGTATATAGTGCCAAGTGCCTCTCCAGATGGAGCGAACAGTGCCAAGTGCCTTTTATCTTACGGGATAGGAGGCACTTTTTTCATGGAAATTCGGGAGTTGGTAGAGAGGGCATTTCAGAGGGATTTGTCCGATCCGTCTGCGCTATCTGATGCATTCGATTCGATCAGATTGTTGGAGCCAGAGGATTTTAAGCTGGCTCATGAGAAAAACAAAGAGGTACGTCGGCTGTCTGCAAAATTCGCCGCAGAACAAAAAAGCCTCCGCATGTTTGAGTTGAACAAACGGAGTCTGCTATTTGATGCACCGTATGATTTTGATGCATTTCTGCGCTATTTGGAATGGGACCGGAAGCCTGAAAAGAGATTTTACCTTCCGAGACGGCATTATTTGAAGAAGTATGTTGACGCATATCAGGAGATATTGGATGGAAAACTTGATTTCTTGTCCATATCCATGCCGAAACGAGCGGGAAAGTCCCAGCTTGGGATCAACTTTGTAAATATGCTGTCTGGGAAGTTCCCTGATCGGGCAACGCTTATGGAAGGTACTGGCGACGATCTTGTAATGTCCTTCTATAAGGGATGTCTTGAGTATCTGCAAACGCCGAATGAGTATTTGTTTTACGATGTGTTTCCGAGTAGTAAGCTGATTCAAACTAATGCGGACAGCAAGACGATTAACCTGTTAAATAAATCGCGGTTTCCAACCATCATGTGCCGCTCGATTGATGCACGGCAAGTCGGTCTTTCTGAAGCTACGAATTTACTTTATCTAGATGACTGCGTTGAGGGCCGGGAGGAAGCCAAGAATCGAAATCGCTTGGACGCAAAATGGGAGGTTATATCTGGCGATATTCTAGGCCGTGCAATCGAGGGTACGCCAGTCGTGATATGCGGGACACGGTATTCCTTGTATGACCCCATTGGGCGGCTCCAGGAGGAGATGCGGAAGCAGAGAAAACGGATGAAAATTATCGAAACTCCTGCGCTCGACCTTATTACCGATGAAAGCAATTTTGAGTATACCAGAGATGGTAAAAAGGTATTCACGACACAGTATTTCAGGGATCAGCGTGAAATGTTGTCCGCAGAACAGTTTGAATCTGAATTTCAGCAGCAGCCATTTGAAGCAAAAGGCTTATTATTCCCAGAGAATGAATTGAACCGATATTTTGAGTTGCCCGTTGACCGTGAGCCGGATGCTATTATTTCTGTCTGTGATACGGCAGAAGGTGGCGGAGACAGTGTTATGATGCCGATTGGATATATCTACGGAGAAGACACATTTATTGAGGATTGTGTATTTGATAACAGTACTCCAGAGGTGACGAAACCGCAATGCGCTAAAAAGCTGGTAGAGCACAAGGTTTCGGTTGCTACTTTCGAGAGCAACAATGCGGGGACATATTTTGCACGCGATGTTGAAGAACTTGTTAAGAAAATGGGCGGTCGTGTGAGCATTAGAACGAGGCGTACTATCAGCAACAAGCAGACGCGCATCGAAATGGCATCTGATGGTATATTAAAACACTTTTACTTCAAGGATAAATCTCTCTATAAACCCTCCGACCAGTATGGGCAAATGATGCGTGAACTGGTGACATACACCCGAACTGGCAAGGTGAAGCACGATGATTCACCAGACGGCCTTTCACTTTTGGAAAACGAAATTCGCAACTTAACTTGGGGGAAAGTAGAGGTATTTACGCGGCCATTTTAAAATCTCGAATAATCCATTAGACACATATAGATATATAGGTTGTTATCTTAACAACGATTGATGTATAATATATTTGGGTAAACATAATTATCCAATTTTCCTACCCTTTCGGGCTGTGACCAACCACGGCCCAAAGGACAACCCACTCCCCCGGCAGGGTATCTAGTGAGCAGATATTAAACGGAAAGGAGAGCCTCTCTTGTACGTTTCCTGCCGGGGGACTCCCTTAACGTTAACCTGCTCCAGAGTTTCGCAATCGAAGCCGACATGCGGAGCAGATAACGACTGAGCGGTGGCGGAACAGGTAGACGCTATGGTGACGGGTAGGGTGGCACCTATTATCCTGCTGGCGGTACGGGTATCATCCCTCGGGTTTGCAGGCCGCAGTAATGCGCGACGGGCGTTAGACAGAAATCCACTCATGTGAGGTGCAAATCCTCACCCGCTCAAACAATATACGGGTGTAGCTCAATGGAGAGCGCCGGTCTCCAAAACCGGAGGTTGGGGGAACAGAGCCTTCCACCCGTGCCAATCCCTGTATGACAATGGTCTTGGTCCATATCACCTGAACAGGCGATGGCGGCTTGCAACGCAGCAGGGAATATATGCCGCATGAGCGCATCAGCCCACGTATCAGGGCCGGAGGGTCGCACCCTCCATGCGGCAAACACATCAAGCCCCTTGCGGGCACTAAACAAACTGCTCCAACGGCCAAGGAGTTGACTGTGGAAAGACACTATACTGGCGAATCGGGGTCGCGTATCTTGCCAGTGAAATCACCAGCGGCCTGCCAGTAGCCATAGCTGGCCGACTCCGGGTAGAATGGCAGCCTTTGAGAGTCAAAAACGCGCTATCACGCTGAAAACTACCCTCGCTGCGATGTTCTGAAAAGGTAGCAGTCAGGGTGTGACAATCTAAGCGGAACAGCGCACAAAAAACCAGCCGTACAGGTTTGTGGAGCGGGATTGTTGGAACGATTTTGCTCTAGTTTTGAGGCGGCCTATATGCCGAGTGCAGCAGCAGAAGGCCGAACCGCGGCCATGGGAACAGCGGCGAGGCCGTGGCGGCTCACTGCCGCCTCTCGGCTCCAGAATAGCGGCTCACGTCTACGGACGTGGGGATTATGAAAACCGCTCCTGACTGTTGGAAGAGACAACATATATGCCGCTCCTCGCCGCATGAGGCGGGCGGTGGCACCAAAGATTGAAAGGAGTCGCCCAACCAAATGAAGATTGACATTTACTGCCCTGTCTGTGCCGCCGCCGGTATCAATCATGGAAAAGGGCGGCTCTTGATGCAGGTGGATAGCAAAACAAGGGGTATAGTTTATCCATACTGCAAGGCTTGCAAAAAAAACATCAAGATCGAGTTAAATGGCGATAAAAGCGCCTGAGAATTATAGTTTAGTGCCAAGTGCCAGGCCACTAGCTGGCCTCTAAGAGTGCCAAGTGCCGATCAGTTACCGAGGAACCCTCGGTAGTTGGTCGGCATTTTTGTTGTTCTGGAGGTGACAAGGTGACGGAGAACGATACTGTTCGGGCTATATCCGAGTGGCCGGTCGATAGTCTGACCGGTCGGCGCAAAATCTACACCGCAAAAAAGAAAGTCACCCCGGAAAATGTGGTGGAGGTGCTGGGCAAAGCGCTGGCAATACACAGGATCAACAGAGCGGAAACAGTCTACTTGTATGACTATTACAAAGGGAAACAGGATATTCGACTGAAAGATAAAATCGTCCGCCCGGAAATCAACAACAAGGTCATGATAAACCGAGCGAACGAGATCGTAACCTTCAAGACGGCTTATCTGCTGGACGGGCCAATCCGTTATGTGTCTAACGGTGGAAAGGATGATGTTTCTGTCAGTGTGAACACGCTCAATGAGTATATGCGCTCTGAAAGCAAGGACACACTGGACAAGGAATTAGCGGACTGGATGCACATTTGCGGCGTAGCGGTACGCATGGTACTCCCTGACAAAGCTGGTGAGGAGGACGGTTCCCCGGCATCCATCTACACACTCGACCCGCGAGCGGCGTTCTGCATTTACCATAGCGGCGTAGGGCAGAAAAAGGTCGCTGGTGTTCTGGAACAGGTAGACGAGGAGGGCCAGCCATACTTCTGCGTTTACACTCCTGAATGGTATTTCGAGGTGCAGAACGGCCAGATCACTAAGCAGGAGGGCCGCACCATCCCCTATATCCCCATTGTGGAGTATGTGAACAACGATGCCCGGATGGGAGCCTTTGAGCCAGTCATTCCTATCCTGAACGCTATCAATATGATTGAGTCCAATAGGTTGGACAGTATTCAGGATTTCGTCAACGCTTTTGACGTCTTCCAAAACTGTGAGTTGGAGAACGGCCAGTACAAAGAACTGGCAAAGGGCGGCATGGCAATCACCATCAAAAGCATTCAGGCCGGAATGGAGGCCAAGGTCTACCGCATTGCCTCTGAACTGAACCAGACCAACACGCAGACCATTGTGGACGATCTGGAGGACGCATACCTGACGATTTGTGGGATGCCGAACCGGAACGGCGGTTCCTCTACAAGCGACACCGGGCAGGCGGTCATTTACCGTGATGGGTGGTCTGCCGCTGAGAGCCGGGCCAAGGACACGGAAAAGACATGGGAGCGGGCGGAGCGGGAGTTCCTGCGGCTGGTGCTGTATATCTGCCGGGAAACCGGAGATATGGGCTTGCAGTTGTCCGACATCAAGCCGGAGTTCACCCGCAAGAACCTGTCCAATATTCAATCCAAGGCGCAAGTGCTGGCGGAGATGCTGAACAATAGCAAGATTCATCCGAAGCTGGCGTTCCAGTACAGCGGGCTATTCAGCGACCCCGAGTCTGCGTACCGTATGAGTATGGATTGGTACGAGGAACAGCAACGCAAGATGAAGCGGAGTCTACGGGATGAACTGGCGGAGGAACGGGCCAATGGGAACGATCCGGACAATTCGCAGGACGGCGGCGGTGATGCTGAATGAGCGGCTACTATGACCTCACAGACAAAGCCATCGATATTTTGAACAGGAGGGCAGTCAAGCGGTTTGAGGATGCCAAAGACGAAGCGGCGCTGGCGAAATTTGATGAGCTCAATGTGCTGGAAGTCACCCGGACGCTATATGACCAACTGCGCAAGGACAACCAAGATGTCTTTCTTGAACTGGCGCAAGAGCGGTATCAGGAGGCCGAACCGCATGGAGAAGAACCGCCTGATTTAGCGTGGCTGCTGGCTCTGCTGGCGGCGTACAACGCTGTGACGAAGTATCAGTATTCCCATGAATGGGAGCGAAAGCGTGACCGGACAGCGGAGGCTATTAACTCTACTACCGCAAAAGTCACAGAGTTCCGACGGGGCATTTCATATTGGGCGCAGATGACGGAATGGTATGCGGTGGAAGTAACAGACCAGTCCACACTGAAAGCATTTCAAGACAGCGGTGTGCGCTATGTAAAATGGAACACCATGAATGATGGACGGGAGTGTTCCACTTGTAAGGAGCGAGACGGGAAGATTTATCCCATCCGCAGTATTCCGCCCAAGCCCCATCCCGGTTGTCGGTGCTGGTATACACCGACGGAGAAAAAGTGAATTTGAGCGGCCCAGCCACTTGAATACGGGAGGAAAGAATATGGCAAGCCTTGATGGACCCCTGACAATTACAAATTCAGAATATCGTCCTTGTGTTGTAGATGAGAAACGGGCGATGTTCCACTGCTGGGAGCAACGGGCCGATGTAGTAGACGCCTCACCGTTGCGTGGTGGGCACCCAGGCGGACAATATTGGGTAACGCTTGGCATTGTTGAATACGAAGATGGCTCTATGGATGAAATATCTCCCAGAAAAATCAGATTTCTTGATAGCAAAGGTTTATTTGCCCAATACCCATTTGAAAATTCAAACGGGGAATAACCGTTGAATATGGCGCAGAGAAGCGCCTCACCAAACGCATACAGCAGAGAAGCTGACAAACGCAAAATGGGGCAGAGACGCCCGACATAAAAACGCGAAGGAGAATTGATATGCCGATTGATACCACCGTCATCGAAGGGTTTGAGAGCATGACCGCCGAGCAGAAGGTGGAGGCTCTACTCAAAGTTGAAGTACCCGAGAAGATTGATTTGTCTGGCTATGTGAAGAAGGATCTGTTTGACAAGACTGCTTCCGAACTGGCAGAGGCCAAGAAAACCATCAAGGGGAAGATGTCCGAGGACGAGGCGGCCAAGGCCCAAGCCGATGCTGATCGCAAGGCGCTGGAGGACAAGTACACCGAACTGCTTCGTAAATCCACCATTGCCGAGCATACCGCCCGATATATCGCTATGCCGGGCTATGACGAGAAGCTGGCCCGTGAGACGGCGGAGGCTCTGTTTGATGGCAATATGGAGAAGGTCTTTGAGAACCAGCAGAAAGCCAACGCTGCCTATGAGAAGAAGCTGCGGGCTGATCTGGTCAAGCAGGACCCTAAGCCTGACGGTGCTGGTGGTGGAAGTGAGGAGAAGGACGAGGCCGTTGAGTTTGCCAAGAAGTTGGGAAAGCAGCGTGCGGACGCCCTCAAAAATGCAAACGAAGGTCTGAAACACTATTTTTGATGAAAAGGAGAGAAACAGATGAAGTTTACCAAGAATTCTGTTGGCGGCACCATTGAGATTCTGGCCGCTGACGATTTTGTGGCGATCCCCATTTGTGTCACGGAAACTGCCGCTGTTCCTGCCGGTATGCCCATGACTACTGCTGGGAAGAAGGTGGCTACTACCTCTTATGCTACCGCTGTGGGTATGCTACTGTATGATGTGGACCCGACCGAGAATCCTAACGGTGCTCTGCTGGTACAGGGAGTTGTGGACAAGAAGAAGGTCGAGGATCATGCGAGCATTACGCTGGATGATACTTTTGCTGTACCCGGTATTATTCTACGGGATAACATTGGCGTGAACAAGTAAGGAGGGATACATAATGGATTTGAGAGAAGTTTTTACCCCTGCAGCAATTGCCGCAAACTGGACAGAGGTCGCCTCCAATCAGATTCCTTATCTCGGTGCTACGCTGTTCCCCGCCCGAAAGAAGGCTGGCCTCGACCTGTCTTGGCTCAAGGGTTCCCGTGGCTTGCCTGTGTCCCTGATGCCCTCCGCGTTTGACGCCAAGGCAACCTTCCGTGACCGTATCGGATTTGAGAAACTGGAGACCGAGATGCCCTTCTTCCGTGAGGGATACAAAATCAAAGAGAAGGACCGCCAGGAGATGCTTCGGGTGCAGGAGTCTACCGACCCTTATGCCGCTGAGGTGATTGCCCGTGTATTTGACGATACCCGCGATTTGATTGATGGTGCAAATGTCGTGCCCGAACGGATGATTATGCAGCTGTTGTTCCCCGAGGGCGGCGATGTGGGTATTGCAATCAAGGCAAACGGTGTGAACTACACGTATAAGTATGATACGGACGGCTCCTGGAAGACCTCTAACTACACCGCACTGACCAGCACTGCCACTTGGGACAAGCCCTCTACGGCTGACCCCTTTGCGGCGTTCAAGACGGCTAAGGACGCTATTCGTTCTAAGACCGGTACTGAACTGACGGTGGCCATTATGAACTCCTACACCTTCAATCTGCTGGCCAAGATGGATGCGATAAAGAACCGTTACCTGACCACCAACGGCCTGTCTCTTGGCTATCTGACCGACGCTGAGGTAAAAGCTGTTGTTGAGTCCACTTCCGGCCTTCGGATTGCGGTTTATGACAAGCAGTATCGGGACGAGGACAAGGTTGCCCATGCATTTGTGCCCAATGGCTATGTTTGTTTGATTCCTGACGGTGCTCTTGGTAGTACTTGGTATGGCACCACTCCCGAGGAGGCAGACCTTCAAGGAGCCTCCGGCGCCGAAGTTTCCATTGTGAATACAGGCGTTGCGATTACCCGTATTCTTCAGGAGCATCCTGTAAATATCAACACCTTTGCGTCTGAAATCGTCCTGCCCTCCTTCGAGCGCATGGACGAGGTGGCGGTGCTCAACGTCCTGGGGGAATAATCGGGTCTGACACTCTAACCCTTTTCCCCGGCAGTCAGACCCTATAGGGGAAGCAGGTGTCCGAGCTGGTGGGAGATGACCTGATGGTCAAGGCTGATGGCTCCGTGGTCGGCACGTTCCATTATGTAACGGGATACACTGAGTTCAGTTCTGAGCCGGACGAACAGGAGGGGTATTACTTTCCTTTCCATTTGACCAAGACCGGAACTAAGATGACTTTCAAGAAAAACGGGTCTCCGACCAAGCAGGACATTGCATTTGATCCGGATATTATTTTCCGGGTAACAAAAGATGACACCTTTGAAGTCCTTGTGGATAACAGCAGTGTTGTGAAGTTCAATTTTGCTGGGGCCACATTTGAGAACTAAAAAAGCGGGAGGCAGCATGAAGTTTATACCAAATTACCGCGTGTGTTATGGCGGTCGGTTTTATGAGGCTGGGGATCAATTTCCTATCAAGGCCGACGACGCGGATATGATGAAGCGGCACGGGACGGTGTTGGATGAACCGACGCCGCCTCCCGCTGCTGAACGAAGGGCCGGGAGACCGAGGAGGGGGAATAATGGACAACTTAGCGAGATTGAAACTCCGAACCGAAGAGGTTGACGAAACTGTCTTGCAAGATTGCCTAGAGAGCGCAAAGTCAGCGATTATGGCCCGACGTTACCCTTTTCAAGAGTGGCCGGAGGAACTGGAGAGCCGGTATTTGGATTTGCAGTTCAGGGTAGCTCTTGCAATTTATAACAAGCAGGGCGGCGAATTTGAGACCGCCCACACGGAAAACGGTGTGTCCAGGTCTTATGGTTCTGAGGGTATTCCACAAGAGTTGCTTTTGGAGGTTACTCCGATGGCAAAAGTCACAAGTTGATATTGCTGGGGGACAGCGGTTAGCTCCCGTTGGCGCACCTGCATTGCGCCTAACCCCTTCAATATACCTATGCAGGAGGTAAAAATGGGAAAATTTGTTGATTTAACTGGCAAGAGATTTGGGATGCTCACAGTTCTGTCACAGGCTGATAAAAACAAGTGCAACCATATTGTCTGGCTCTGCAAGTGTGACTGCGGGAACACAAGTCTTGTAGAAAGCGGATCTCTTATCGGTGGGAGAACAAAATCTTGTGGTTGCTTACAAGAAAAATATCTGCACGCTCGCAAAATTGGGAAAAGAACACACGGAAAATCACAATCCAGACTTTATGCAGTTTGGAAAGGCATGAAGCAAAGGTGCAACGATCCCAATAGCGACAATTATTATAGATACGGTGGTCGCGGTATATCTGTTTGTTTTGAGTGGGAGTCTGATTTTACTGCATTTGAAAAATGGGCTATGGAAAACGGCTATGATGAAACAGCTCCACAAGGTAAATTTACAGTAGATAGGATTAACAACGACGGGAATTACGAACCATCAAACTGTAGGCTTGTGGATATGAAAACGCAATATCATAATCGAAATTTGCCAAAGTCCATTAAAGAAATTTCTGAGGAACACGGATTAACGTACGATGCGGTACGCCAGAGAATGAAGAAAGGCGCAAGCATAGAAGACGCGCTCAAAAAGCCGCTTCGGAAGAAAGTGAGAGTCCTAATTAACAGACAGTACAAGACTGCAAAAGAGCTTTCCAAAGAAAGCGGAGTTCCAGAACCGACGATATACTATAGAGTAAAAATCGGGTTATCTGGAGAAGACGTTATTCGTATGTAAGGGGGATGATTGTTTTCAGAAATTTAATGATTAACTGTCAGCCTGTATTCTTCAAAAACCTCATTGGAACAGAAGAATTGATGGATGAATTTGGTAACAGCCTCGGAAGTTACCTCCCCATTTACAGCGAATTGAAATCCACTATGCTCTGCGTCTCCCCTAACAAGGGCAATTCTGAGGTGGAACAGTTTGGCTCTCTGGAGGATTACGACCGGACGGCTACCACCGCCGACCCGCATTGCCCCATCGATGAGAACTCCGTGCTGTGGGTAGACGGGGCCGATACAGACGGCCCGTATAACTACATCGTAAAGCGGAAAGCCCCGTGGAAAAATTCTACGCAGTACGCCATAAAGAGGGTCACTGTGTCGGAGTACGAGGCAGAAAAAAACCTGTTCGAGCAGAAAGCAAAAGCGGAGGCCGCCTATGCTAACCATCAAACTGAAACTGAATACGGACTCCATCAATCAGGCGTTGAAGGAAGCCAAGGCGTACCAGAAGAAAGTTGAGCAGGCACCGCAAAAGCTGATTGAATACCTGACAGCGCAAGGCGTTGAGATTGCCAAAATGAACGTGTCTGACATGAACGCCTACGACAGCGGGGAGTTGTACAACAGCATCCACGCCGAGCAAAAGTCTGGTGTTGGGTATGTCATAGCGGACGCTGCCCATGCCGCTTTCGTGTGCTTTGGCACCGGCATCGTGGGAAAGAACAATCAACACCCGAATATCGCAATCGCCGGGTGGAAGTATGACGTGAACGACCACGGGGAACTGGGGTGGTGGTACATTGGACGTGATGGGCGGGCGCACTGGACCAAAGGTATGCCGTCCAGACCATATATGTACAACACGGCACAGCAACTCAGACAAATAGTTATCCCAGCGGCAAAGGAGGCGTTGAAGTGATTGACGTGGAGAGCCTGATATTCAGTCAGGTCGCAGAAGCCCTCCGGGTGGCTTTTCCAGGAATATTCGTTAGTGGCGAATATGTAGATACCCCCGCCAAGTTTCCCGCTGTTACTATTGTGGAGAGCGATAATACGATAGTACAGCGAATGCGAACGGCCAACATTGAAAATGCCGCAACGCTGATGTATGAGGTAAATGTTTACACCAACACCGTCGGCTACAAGAAGTCCGAGGCAAAAGACATTATGGAAGCCGTTGATGGCGAATTTTCCAAACTGGGATTTGCGCGGACAATGTGCAATCCTATTTCAAACCTGAGCGACGCCACGATCTACAGAATGGTGGCAAGATACACAGCCACGGTAGACAAGGATTTGTGGGTTTACCGTGCAGACTAATTCAGAAAAGAGGTAATTTACTATGGCAAGTCCCAGACTTTCTACTGCTGGAATGACACTTCAGTATGCCGTTGAGACTTCTGCGGGTACTCGCCCCACTACCGGCTATACCAAAATCCCGGAAGTAAAGTCCATGCCCAGCTTCAATCCCAGCCCCAACACCATTGACTCCACCACCCTGGAGGAGACCGAGTACATGACCTACGTCCAGGGCCTCAAGGACCTGGGCGGCGCTCTGGAGTATGGCGCTAACCTGACCGAGGACCTGATTGATGCGTGGGATACTCTGATGGGTGCTTACGATACAGCCGTTGAGGGCGGAAAGCAGGTGTGGTTTGCCGTGGTTCATCCGCAGCTGGCAGATGCTACTTACTTTGTTGGAACTCCTGCTCCCCTTGGATTGAACGAGGCCAGCGTTGGCTCTATGCTGGAGACTACGCTTTACATCACACCAAATAGTGCCCCTGTGATGGCGGCAAAACCCACCGAGGGACCCTGATTAACAATCTTGAGGAGGCATACAAATGAGCGAAAAGACCATTGATATTCAGGACATCGTAAAGCCTGCCCGCCTGACTGATGATAAGACTGGGCAAGTTTATGTCCTGGATTTTTCTCGTGAGAGTATTGTGTTTGCTGAACGTAACAAATTCAAGCTGGAAGATGCCATTGAGTATCCTGTTACTGGCATGAGGGACCTGTTCTACTATGCGTTTCGCAAGAACCACCGGAATATCTCTAGGGAAAAGACAGACAAGTTGATCGAAAAGTGGGGCGGCGGCATCCCGGAGGAACTGGTGAAGCGGCTCATTCAGCTTTATCAGCAAGCTCTTGCGTCCAACTCTATCGTTGTTGACGAGGACGCCGCAAAAAACTCCGGACTGACTCTGGAGCTGTAAAGGGTCCAGAGTCATTTGAAGAACTGTTCGTGCGTGACTGTTCGTATTATCTCTCTATCGGTATGACATGGGAGCAATACTGGACCGGAGACGTGTGGATGGTGAACATTTATAGGGAGGCTGATAGACGTCGTATGGAGCGAACAAATGCGGAGTCCCATTTGATGGGAATGTACATTTATGAGGCTTTGTGCGACGTCTCCCCCATTCTTCATGCTTTTGCCAAAAATGGTGCAAAACCGATAGAGTATCGAACGGAGCCGTATCCTTTGTTTGGGAAAGATAAGCCCAAAGAGAAATCTGAACAGCAGGAAGAGCGGGACGCATTGTTTGCCAAGGCGTATATGAGTCAGATGGTAAGGGCCGGAAAGAGCTGGGGAAAGAAATAGCGCCCCCGTTGCACCTTGAAAACTTCATAGAGATAGCGGAGATTTTGATTGTCTCCTCCTTTAGATTGTGGTAATATTTGGAGAGGGGGAGAGATTTTATGGATATTTTACTTAATATTTTACTTGCGTTAGCTATCATTGCTCTAATAGCTTGTGTGGTTTATTTGATTGTGGCAAAAGATGACGATGACGAAGAACCGGGTTTTGAGTCAATTGCACCTTTTCAAGAACAACGAGACACGAAAAGAGATTATACAATTGAAACGAATCCACAATATAGTCAGGAAAATACTAATGAACCTATTGAACATTATCAGGTGGCTTTCGTCCGTGAAAAAAGCTCTTATCCGGCAATCAATACCATTAAAATAGAGATTATTGTAGATGGTACAAAACTCTCTGAAATAGACGCGGGAGAAAGGTTGGTTGTATCCCTTACAAAAGGACATCATACTGTAACCTTTCAGCGAGTACAAAAACGGGGGAAAACAGTACCTTTTAATGTGGGCGAAAACGGAGCAACGGCAATTTGTGTTTTACGGAGCGAGTTTGGTGGTGTTTTTGTAGATACAAAGATTGATGAAAAATTTAGAGAAAACAATATCCAAGAAAGTGCTTCGCGTCCACAAAAAACATGGTGGAATCAAATTCCTCTTTTTGTGCGTATAGCTATCTGGATATTCGCCATTGCAATTTTATTGCAATTTATTTTTGGATTCGGTCTTGGCTTATCTATTGGACTTTCATAAAACTCTTTGCTCTCTGGTTCAAAAGAAGCGTAGGTGGGGTGAATGGTGAGGAAATGAAAAAGCTGATTGTTTACATGTTTGTTGGGCTTATTTTAGTTGGGCTGGTTGGGTGTTCTGGTAATGATTACAAAGAAAGTACTATTGAAAGAGGCAAAGATAGCGAGAAAACGAACAATCAAATTGCAGAAACAGATGGAAACGCAAGAATTCCAATATTACAAGGAAGTAATGATGAAAACAGCTTTTCTTCACAAGTGATTGAAGCGGCTAAAGAATGCTATAATTTAACACTAGATTATACAAACGGAGTATTAGCATTTTCGGATGCAAAAGCAAAGGTTGAAAATATCATAGAAGAATACAAAAATACAAATCTATCAGATATTCCGGAATTCAATAGAATTGTTATTTTCTTTAACGCAAATACTGATGAACCGGGGAATGAATATCTTTACAATGGTTTGATAGAGCTTCAAAAATTTTTGTATCCCAACGAGAAGTCTCTTCCTAATTATACAATATTAGAAGGAGCCGAACTATATGATGATAGAAATATAGCTATTGCATATAAGGGTATGGTGGAGTATGAAACGGTGTATGCCGCTGATAATCTGGATGTTCCAAAATCTGCAATAGTTTTTTCTGTTGTCAATAAAACGGGCCAAAATCTAACAATTGGATTTTTTGACTTGCATGTAAATGGGGTTGATAGTGGACATATCACAAGCCATTCAATATCAGAAAATGAAGAAAATCTTATTGAGGTCAGATTTGATGAATTGCCAGAAGTAGTAGAAGATATACATGCAAGTGGGAATATCATGTTTGATGATTACTCAACCTCAGATTTTAAGTTCTGAAATTTAATAATCGCCCTCCGCTTAGGAATAGGCGGAGGGCCGTTTTATTTCTAGGCGTATCGAGGTTTCCGCTATCTCTATGAAGTTTGAGGTAGCGGAATTTTATATTTTAGTGCCAAGTGCTTTATTGCCAAGTGCCAATATAGAAAGGTGGTGGCAATATGGCCGTAGATATTGATAGCCTGCAAATTGAAATCGAGGCGACGTCCAGTGATGCAGCAAAGAAGATTGAGGCGCTTACTACTGCATTGACCGGGTTAAAAACCGCGGCTAAAGGAGGGGCGGGGCTTACAACCACCACAAAGCAGTTAAAGGCACTTTCGGAAGCAGCAAAGTTAATCAATGGTGCAAATCTGAACAGTGGAAAAATCAAAGAGTTCACGGCTGCAATGAATAGCTTGGCTGGCATCCAGAAAGCAAACGGCCTTTCCTCTACGATCAACGCTCTAAGGAAACTCCCTGAGATCAGTACGTCGCTTGAAAAGACAGACCTTGGTAAATTCGCAAAGCAGATGGAGCAGGTGGCCGCTGCTGTGCGCCCGCTGGCGGCTGAAATGCAGAAGGTGTCCAATGGATTTTCGGCATTTCCCATCAGAATTCAGAGGCTTATCCAGAGCAATGCAAGTCTGACGGCATCAAATAGCAGAGCAGCAAGAAGTTTCGGCGTTCTTGGGACGGGCATCAGTTCTGCGGCAGCTAAATTCAGTATTTATTATTTGGCATTCAAGCGGCTTGCCGATGTTATTTCTGGCTGGATAAAGTCGGCTAATGACTACGTTGAGACAGTCAATTTGTTTCAGGTCTCCATGGGTGAGTTTTACGGTGAAGCCTATAACTATGCAATGTTGGTCAATGACCGGCTTGGCATTGACCCCGAAGAGTGGATGCGTGCGCAAGGCGTGTTCATGTCTATGGCAAACGGTTTTGGGTTAGCGCGACAACAAGCTTATGACCTAAGCGAGGGCTTGACGGAACTGGCCTACGATCTGAGTTCTCTGTATAACGAGGACACAGAACAGTCGGTCTTACGTTTGCAGTCCGCTCTTGCTGGCGAAATCGAGCCTATCCGTCGCTTAGGTATCTCGATTAGTCAGGCCACCTTACAGGAATATGCTCTTGCTCATGGCATTGATAAAAGCGTTGCAGCCATGACAGAACAGGAAAAGGCGTTACTGCGGAGCCTAGTTCTGATGGAGGGAGCCTCCCGGATTGGGGCTATTGGAGATTTTGCAAAAACCTTGGAATCCCCCGCAAATGCTATGAGAGTGCTGCGCCAGCAAATTACTCAGCTTGGTCGAGCGATTGGCACGGTGTTTGTCCCTATCCTCATTCAGGTAATCCCATGGGTTCAAGCATTTGTTGAGATATTGACGGAGGCAATTCAGCGGTTTGCTGTTCTGGTCGGATTTGAAATGCCGGAATGGGAGACCAATGATTGGGGAGAAGATATCAAAGAAAATGCTGACTCCGCTGCTGATTCCGTTGGCGATACAACTGACGAATTAAAAAAGCTAAAGCAGCAGCTTTTAGGAATCGATGAACTAAATATCATCGGGGCATCCAACGAAATCAAATTGGATACTGGAGAAGCCGGAAAATGGACCGACGATCTTGAAATCCCGGATATTTGGGACAAAACCGCCCTTGATGCGTTAAAAAAGCAAGTGGACGAAATCAAACCTGTTTTGAAAGATTTGCTTGACAACTATATCATTCCCATCGGTTCTGCACTGCTTGCGTGGAGAATTGCAAGGACATTGTTTACAGATATCGGCCGCCTTAAAGCTTTGCTAGGCGGGTTGATGTTCACAGTAGGTATTTCTTTGCTGATTGACAGTGTAAAAGACATTCTTTTTGGGGATGGACTAACATGGGAAAACATCCTAAAAGGCGCAGCTGGAGGAGCACTTGCCGGGGCTGGACTTGGCCTGCTTTTGGCTAAGAAACTTGGCCTCACTTGGGCTGGTGGAATGCTGCTTGGAGCTGTTGTCGGTCTTGGACTTTCCTTGATGGTCATGTCCATTATATCTGAAATAAAAAACGGGGTAGATGCAAAAAGTGCTCTTATTAAGGCGATTGGAGGAGCGTTAGCTGGAGGGGCTATTGGGGGACTTTTCGCCTTTAAGATGGGGATAAATCTAGCGCAAGGCGTAATAGGCGGGATTACAGCTGGAGTCGGCCTTTCTCTGGTCATAACTTCTATTATAGATATAGCGCAGAACGGGTTAGACATTGGAAATGTATTGATGGATATGATAGGTGGTGCTCTGACCGGTGCGGGCATTGGTACTGTGATTGCAGGGGGCTTTGGAGCTGCGTTGGGGCTAATTATAGGTGTTGGAATTTCTCTTGTATTTGCAGGAATTACCGATCAAATCAGCAGTGGAGAAGCAAGCATTGGCGATGCACTAATGACAATTTTGGGGTCAGCATTAGCAGGAGCGGGAATTGGCTCTGTAATTCCTGGTATTGGTACTGCCGCTGGTGCTGTTATTGGCCTTGGCGTTGGAATTGTTCTTGAAATTGTTGGTGTAGAAGCGGCGGCAAATGCGGCGTATGCGGCGTCGGAAGATTTTGCAATCATGGCGGACATTCTTGACCGTTGCACAGAAGCGTCCGAACGCACAGACCAAGCGTTTAC